TGGTAGAAGTGGTATTGGAACGATCAGTGATATATACACTTTAGCATGTGCTTCACCTAATACTAACAAAGCAGCACTCGCAGTATTGAATTGGATTGAACAAAGGTAATTTTTTATGAGTGAAGTATATCTTGGTAATCCTAATCTAAAAAAAGCAAATACACCGATAGAGTTTACAGAGGAACAAATTATTGAGTTCCTTAAGTGTAAGCAAGATCCGGTGTATTTTGCTAATAAGTATATTAAAATTGTTTCTCTTGATGAGGGTTTGACAAGTTTCAAACCATATCATTTCCAAGAAAAACTAATTCATAATTTTCATAATAACAGATTTAATATCTGTAAGATGCCACGACAAACTGGTAAATCCACTACAGTAGTATCTTATCTTTTGCATTATGCTGTATTTAATGACAGCGTAAACATTGGTATTCTGGCAAACAAAGCAGCAACTGCAAGAGAATTATTACAAAGGTTACAGACTGCTTACGAAAACTTGCCTAAATGGATGCAACAGGGTATTCTGTCATGGAACAAAGGTTCGATGGAGTTGGAAAATGGCAGTAAGATATTGGCAGCTTCTACGTCTGCAAGTGCTGTCCGAGGTATGTCGTTCAACATCCTCTTTCTCGACGAGTTCGCGTTTGTCCCAAATCACGTTGCTGACTCGTTCTTTGCATCTGTTTATCCTACTATTACTTCTGGTAAAAACACCAAAGTAATTATTGTATCTACCCCACATGGTATGAATCACTTCTACCGTATGTGGCATGATGCGGAAAGAAATAAGAATGAATACATCCCAACAGAAGTTCATTGGTCAGAAGTTCCTGGAAGAGACGTTGTATGGAAGGAACAGACTATTGCAAACACTTCTGAAGAACAGTTTCGTGTTGAGTTTGAGTGCGAATTTTTAGGATCGGTTAATACTCTTATTGCTCCAGCAAAATTAAAAATGTTGGCATATGAAGATCCAATACAAAGAAATGCTGGGTTGGATGTTTATGAAAATCCAATAAAAGAGCATAACTATCTAATTACAGTTGACGTTGCTCGCGGACTGGGGAATGACTATTCAGCATTTATTATATTTGATATAACAGAATTTCCATATAAAGTAGTAGCAAAGTATAGAAATAATGAAATAAAACCAATGCTATTTCCAAGCGTCATTTACGATGTTGCTATGGGATACAATCAAGCATGGTTACTAATAGAAGTAAATGATATTGGAGATCAAGTTGCGAGTATTCTTCAATATGACTTAGAATATGAAAATATCCTCATGTGTGCCATGAGAGGTAGAAATGGTCAAGTAGTTGGTTCTGGTTTTAGTGGCAAAAAATCTCAACTTGGTGTAAGAACAACATCTTCTGTCAAAAAGTTGGGTTGCTCTAACCTTAAGACTTTAATTGAAGATGATAAGCTAGTTCCAACAGATTATGAGATAATTTCAGAACTAACAACATTTGCACAGAGGGGAAATTCCTTTGAAGCGGAAGAAGGATGTAATGATGATCTTGCAATGTGTCTAGTAATTTTTTCTTGGTTAGTTGCACAAGATTATTTTAAAGAGATGACTGAGAATGATGTTCGTAAAAGAATATATGAAGAGCAAAGAAATCAAATAGAACAGGATATGGCACCTTTTGGATTTATTGAGGATGGCATTTCAAATATGGAATCATTTACCGATACTAATGGTGATAGGTGGCATACGGACGAATATGGTGATATGTCATATATGTGGGACTATAAGTAATGGATTTTGATGACCAAATTGAATTGGAGCATTTATTATTTCTAGAAAGAAAGTGTAGAGCATGTGGAATAGTTAAAAATTTACTCAACGATTTTTATAGAACAAGAAAAGATAGAACATCAGCATCTGCATATTCATATGAATGTAAAGAATGCACTATAAAGAGAGTCATAGTAAATAGAATGACTAATAGAGTTTTTGATAAATGGGAGTATCCTGATTGGTAAGTAAGTTCATGCATTGTTTCCCCACTGAAAATACCCTTTTCCATAAATATTTTTAGTTAAATCTGGATTGCGAGGGAAAACAAGATGCCAGTAAATTTAGCATCTCCTGGAATTAAAGTAAGGGAAGTTGATCTCACCATTGGAAGAGTTGATCCTTCTTCCGCTAATATTGGTGGCCTTGTTGCACCTTTTGCACAGGGTCCAGTAGATCTTCCACTTATCATCGGATCGGAAAAGGATTTACTCGATAATTTCGGTAAGCCTTACAATAACGACAAACATTACGAGCATTGGTTAACTGCATCATCATATCTTGCATATGGTGCTCAGATGAATGTTGTCAGAGCAGATTCTGATAACTTAGCAAATGCTTATGCAAATGTTGGTTCAGCATCAAGCATTAAAATTAAAAGTGTTGAAGATTATGAAATCAAGCAATATGATGAAAACACTATTGCCAATAAAGTCGTAGTCGCTAGGAATCCAGGATCCTGGGCAAACGGAATTAGAATTGGTATTATCGATTCAAGAGCAGATCAAATTGTCGGAGTATCAACTGTTACTGGTATTAATATCGGTGATGGTGTAAAACAACAAACATCATTATTTACTGAAGATAATGTAATTATTGGTGAAGGAACAACGACTGCACTTACAGGCGAATTTAAAGGTATTGTAACAAATATCGATGCTGCTAATAATGAGATTCATGTCAAATTTGTTTCTCACGTAGTTGGGACAACTGAAACTGTTCAAGACTACACTTACAGTGGAACGTACAGATTTAGACAAGCCGAACTTTCTTTAGTTGGAGCAGGTGCAGGAACAACTTCTGTAGCACTTAGTGATAGAGGTTCTCTTGGAACTACTGCTGGAACCATTTCGGCAGGAGCTGCTGTAACTTCATACCATATGCATCATAGTGCAACTCTTGATATGCAAGGTGGTTCAACTTTGGAAGATGATGCTACTGTTATTGGTATTGCGACTGCTATGATGGGTACCACTGCTAATGATTACCTAGCTATTGGAAATGAACTCATTTCTCTTAATGGAGCAACTCTAGGAAACGGTCAAATTTCCGGAGTTACCAGAGGAGTTGAAGGAACAACTGCTGCAGATCATGCTGATGGTACACCAGTCAAGCATCTCAAGAAATATGATAATATCGGTACTGTAACTAGTGAAGTAAATGATACTGAAACTGTGATTGGCATTACCACAACCACAGATCTTAGTGGAAAGGTTAATGCTGGCGGTTTCTTAGATATTGGCGCAGAATTTGTCACTGTTTCCAGTCTGTTAAGTGGTGGAACAAAATCCATTACTCCAACAAATGTCAAAGACTGGTATGATGCACAAACTCTTTCAATCTCTAGAGAGACAGTAGGTGATACAAAAATTGTAAAGACTATTCCATGGAACACTGTTGCTGACAGACCAGGAACTTCAGAGTTTGCCGCTGAAAGAGGTTCAAGATTCGACGAAATCCATATTGTTGTGATTGATGGTGAAGGTAAAATCACTGGAAACGCTGGAACAATTCTTGAAAAGCATTTAAGTCTTTCCAAGGCAAAGGATGCACTTTATTCTGTTGGATCTCCTTCTTATTGGAGAGCATATCTGAAGACAAATTCCGCATTCGTATTCGGTGGTTCTTCACCTTCAGGCGTAGTTGCTTCCGGATTTAGCAGTGGATACACCGCATCAACCGATTTTGGTTGGGATCAAAATGCCGAAGATACTGAAAGTGGACCAATTATCTTTGGCGGTGCAGGAACACATAATTACGAATTGAGTGGTGGTACTGATTACGGTGCCGGTACAAATATCAACTCTACTGGAGCACTTGCACCAGATTTGAGTAAGATTACCACAGGTTATAATCTTTTCACTAACAGTGAAAAGTATGATGTAGATTTCCTTATTATGGGTTCTGCAAATTATACTAAGGATGAAGCTGCTTCTCTTGCAAGTCTTTTGGTTGGTGTTGCAGGACAGAGAAAGGATGCAGTAGCATTCATCTCTCCATATAGAGCAGCATTCTTAAGCGAGACTGGTAATGGAACATCAAATACTTTAAATAGTGATGAGACGATTACCAATAATGTACTCTCTTACTATTCCATGATTCCTTCTTCATCTTATGTAGTATTTGATAGTGGATATAAGTACATGTATGATAGATTTGCAAATACTTTCCGTTATGTTCCTTTGAATGGTGATATTGCAGGTCTTTGTGCTCGTAATGATATTGACAATTTCCCCTGGTTCTCCCCTGCGGGAACTGCGAGAGGTGCAATTTTGAATGCAGTTAAACTTGCATATAATCCAAATCAGTCACAAAGAGATCGCCTCTATTCCGAAAGAATTAATCCAGTTATCTTCTCACCTGGTTCTGGCATTGTTCTGTTTGGTGATAAGACTGGACTTGCTAAGGCATCGGCATTTGATAGAATCAACGTTCGTCGTTTGTTTATCTATCTTGAGGATGCAATTTCTGCTGCAGCAAGAGATCAACTCTTTGAATTCAATGACGAAATTACAAGAACTAACTTTGTAAACGTTGTTGAACCTTTCCTTCGCGATGTTCAAGCGAAGAGAGGTATTCAAGATTATGTAGTTATTTGTGATGAAACAAATAACACAGGTGCGGTCATAGACAATAATGAGTTTGTGGCTGAAATTTACATCAAACCAGCAAGATCAATTAACTTTATTGGTCTTACATTTGTCGCCACTAGATCTGGCGTTTCATTTGATGAAGTTATCGGTAACGTTTAATTTAGAGGTTTAAAAAACAATGCCTAGTCGCCAACAACGCAATACCTCACCAGTAAGAACGATCAGTGATTTTAAGAGTAAGTTATCTGGTGGTGGTGCAAGACCCAATCTATTTGAAGTAGTATTATCATTCCCTGATGCAGCAAAACCTGCTAATCAGGCAGAAGTTCTTGAAAAGTCCAGATTCCTCGTAAAGGCAGCGGCACTGCCTGCCTCTACGATTGCTTCTGTCGATGTTCCTTTCAGAGGTCGTATTCTGAAAGTAGCAGGTGATAGAACATTCGAAACTTGGACAATTACTGTCATTAACGATGTTGATTTCTCAATTCGTTCTGCTTTTGAAAAGTGGATGAATACAATCAACAGAATGACTGATGCAACTGGACTCACTGATCCAAATACTTACTATAAGGATGCAGTAGTCAAGCAACTTGACCGTAATGGAGGAGTTCTCAGATCTTACAAGTTCTGGGATATTTTCCCAACGAATATCTCTACGATTGATTTGAATTATGAGACCACTGATACAATCCAAGAGTTTACCGTAGAAATGCAAGTCCATTATTGGGAAGCATTTAGAGGAACTGACTCTCAAGCAGGTGGAGAAGACATCAGCTAAATAGTAAAATAACAGTCTAGTCAGTTTATACTATGGCAAAACTTTTTGGTTTTTCTATTGAGGATACAGAAAAAAAATCCAAGACTATAGTTTCCCCCGCTCCTCAAAATAATGAGGACGGGGTTGACAACTATATAAGCAGTGGATTTTATGGTTCGTATGTAGATATTGAAGGGCAATATAGAACAGAATTTGATTTAATTAAAAGATATAGAGAAATGTCGTTGCACCCAGAGTGCGACAATGCTATAGAAGATGTTGTAAATGAGGCACTCGTTAGTGACCTCTACGATTCTCCTATAGAAATAGAACTTTCAAATCTGAATGCAACAGATAAATTAAAAAAAGCAATTAGACAAGAATTTAAATATCTCAAAGAACTTTTAGATTTTGATAAAAAATCTCATGAGATTTTTAGAAATTGGTATGTTGATGGAAGACTTTACTATCATAAAGTAATTGATCTTAAAAACCCTCAAGAAGGGATTAAAGAATTAAGATACATTGATCCAATGAAAATGCGGTTTATCCGCCAAGAAAAGAAAAAAGATAAAAATTCAATAGGTCCAAATGTTCCAGGAAAAAGGCAAGAAAGTGCTATTGCTCCTGAAATTGAAGAATACTTCGTATATACACCAAAACCAAATTATCCTACAGGAATTTTGAGTGGCGGTGGTGGAAGTAAAGGAACAAAAATTGCAAAAGATGCAATTACATATTGCACTTCAGGTCTTGTAGATAGAAACAAGGGTTCAGTTCTTTCATATCTCCATAAAGCAATCAAAGCACTCAATCAACTTAGAATGATTGAAGATTCTTTGGTCATTTATCGTTTATCGAGAGCACCAGAACGTCGTATTTTCTATATTGACGTTGGCAATCTTCCAAAAGTAAAGGCAGAACAATATCTTCGTGATGTTATGATGCGTTATCGTAACAAACTTGTTTATGATGCAAACACTGGTGAAGTTCGTGATGATCGTAAATTTATGAGCATGATGGAAGATTTTTGGCTTCCGAGAAGAGAGGGTGGTAGAGGAACTGAAATCTCTACTCTTCCTGGCGGTCAAAATCTCGGAGAACTTGCTGATATTGAATATTTCCAGAAAAAACTCTATAGAGCACTTGGTGTTCCCGAATCTAGAATTGCTGCTGATGGTGGTTTCAATCTTGGTCGTTCTTCTGAAATTCTGAGAGATGAACTCAAGTTTTCCAAGTTTGTCGGACGTTTGAGAAAGAGATTTGCTCAAATGTTTAATGACATGCTGAAGACACAATTGATTCTCAAAAATATTGTATCATTAGAAGATTGGGATACAATCAGCGATCATATTCAATATGATTTCTTATATGATAATCAGTTTGCCGAATTAAAAGAAACTGAAATGCTTAATGAGCGTCTTGGTATCTTAGCAACTATTGAACCTTATATTGGAAAGTACTATTCTACAGAATGGGTACGTAAGAAAGTTCTTCGTCAAACTGATTCTGAAATTGAAGAAATGGACGATCAAATTGAAAAGGAAATTGAAAATGGAATCATCCCAGACCCAAGTTCTATAGATCCTGTTACGGGAGAGCCATTACCAGCAGAAGGTGAAGGTGGTGGAGAAATGCTTGGAGATGTTCCTATGGAACCAGAAATAAATGGTGGAATTACTGATGCGGACGGCAAAGCTGCCGAGATATAAATAGAAAATATAGTTATATTAATTTTTCATGGAAGAAATCGTAAATTTAATCGGTGCTGATGAATCAGCTTCCGAAATTAGTGACAAACTGAAAGATGTTCTGTATGGAAAGGCAGCAGAGAGAATTCAATCTCTTCGTCCAGCAGTCGGAGCATCCATGTTTGATGAAACCGAAGTAGAGGAAACAGAAGAATGACTGTAAAACCAGTAAGTCTTGGTAAAGATCTTTTGACTGCATCTGCTGATTTGGATTCTGCAAGATTAGTATCAATTATCAATACAAATACTGCTGCAATAAAAGTGGTTATTGCAGGAGCAAGTGGATCTTATGAAATTCATATGGCAGGAGGAGAAAGACTTTCTGTTGAAAAAGAAATCGGAGCAAATATTACACCTGAACTTGCAGCAGGTGGAGCAGTTGGTGCTGGTACAGTATTTGGTTCTCAGATAGCATTTACAAACTAAGAAAAATGAAACTCATCACAGAAGAAATTTCAAACGTACAGATCATTACCGAAGGTAAGGGTGCCAATAAGAAGTTATACATTGAAGGTGTATTTCTTCAGGGCGATCTGAAAAATCGTAATGGTAGAGTTTACCCAATGACAACTCTTGAAAAAGAAGTTGATCGTTATAATGAATCTTTTGTTGCAAAGGGTCGTGCTCTTGGAGAACTTGGTCATCCTGATGGACCTACTGTAAATCTTGATCGCGTTTCTCATAAAATTACTTCTCTTGTTAGAGAGGGAAATAATTTTAGAGGTAAAGCACAAATCCTTAATACTCCAATGGGCAAAATTGCATCTTCTCTTCTTGATGAAGGTGTAATGCTTGGAGTTTCTTCTCGTGGTGTTGGGTCATTGAGAGAAGATCGTAGCGGTGCCAAAGTTGTTGGTGAAGATTTTATGTTAGCAACTGCTGCTGATATCGTTGCTGATCCTTCTGCACCTGACGCTTTTGTGCAGGGAATTATGGAAGGAAAAGAGTGGGTTTGGGAAGGTGGAATCCTTCGTGAACAACTCGCAGAAAAGACTCAGAAGAGAATTAACACTCTCGTTGACCAAAAAACACTTGAAGAGCATAAGCTGAACTTATTCAGTGAATTTCTCTCAAATCTTTAATTTATAAATAAATATAGATTAATACAAAAAATATTTAATCAAATGTCCGTTGGTAGCAATTTACAAGAAATGGAAAACGTAGTAACCAAAGGTGCTGCTGCAGCTGAACCAATGCAAAAGTTGTCCCATTCAACCCCTGGGCAACCTGCAGTGGAAGATCTCGGCGGTCCTACCCCAGAAAACTATAGAGTCGATGATGACTCTGCAAAACTCAAGGAACCATCTTTAGCAACTGTCAAAGACATTGTTAATAAGGGTGCCAAGCCTGCTGATCCCATGCCTAAGGGTATGAAGGAAGAGGAGGAAGTTGAGGGCGAGGTAGTTTCTGAAGAAGAAGCGACCGAAGAAACCGCAGAAGTAGTTGCAGAAGAAGAAACGACCGAAGAAACCGCAGAAGTAGTCGCTGAAGAAGAGACTACCGAAGAGGAAGTTGTTTCTGAAGAAGAGGAGCCTCAAGCAGAGTACAACATCGAAGAAGATGTTGAAGCACTTCTTGCTGGTGAAGAGCTTTCTGAGGAGTTCCAAGAGAAAGCACGTACCATCTTCGAAACTGCTATCAAGGCAAAAGTTGCTGAAGTTCAAGAAGAACTGAAAGCACAATACGAAACAACTCTTGAGGAAGAAGTTTCTACCATTAAGGAAGAACTGACCACTAGAGTTGATGCATATCTTGAGTATGTTGCTGAAGAGTGGGTTAAAGAAAATCAACTCGCTATTGAGCAAGGTCTCAAGACTGAAATGACCGAATCATTCCTCACCGGAATGAAGGGTCTTTTTGAAGAACATTATGTAACTATCCCTGAAGAGAAGTATGATGTACTCAATAGCATGGTAGAAAAACTTGATGAGATGGAAGATAAACTCAACGAGCAAATTAAGTCTAATATTGCTTTAAATCAAAGATTAGCTGAGTCGGTTGCTGACGTAATCTTCTCCGAGGTTTGTGAAGGTCTCGCACTTTCACAAAAGGATAAACTCGCTTCTCTTGCCGAAAATGTTGAGTTTGATAGTGAAGAGAACTATCGTGAGAAACTGGTTACTCTGAGAAATTCTTATTTCCCAGAAAATGCCGGTGCTCAAAGAGACGATTCAGAAACCATTTCTGAAGATTCTGATATGATTACTGAGAAATCAGTATCTCCTCTTATGGAATCATATCTGAATACCCTGGGCAGAGTCTCAAAAAAGTGATTTTTAAATTATAAGTCAAACTAAAACTTTTATAAGGTAAATTCAAATGCAAGGTTTCAATGCTGAACACCTTCAGGAGAAGTGGGCACCTATTCTCGACCACGAAGGCGGTATTACCGACTCCCATCGTAGAATGGTCACCGCAGTTCTCCTGGAGAACCAAGAAAGAGTACTTCGTGAGGAGCGTGAGTTCCTTTCCGAAGCTGTTCCAACAAACTCCACCGGTTCTTCTGGTGCAACCGCAGGTTTCTCTGCTGGTGCATCTTCACCAACCGCTGGTTTCGATCCCGTTCTGATTTCCTTAATCAGACGCGCAATGCCTAACCTGGTCGCATATGACCTCGCAGGCGTTCAACCAATGAATGGTCCTACTGGACTCATCTTCGCAATGAGAGCCCGTTATGACGGCATGTCCGGTAGCGAGGCACTCTTCGACGAAGCAGATACCAACTTCGCTAATAGCGCCACTTCTGGTGCTGGTTATGTTGGTGGTGGTAGCACAGCTGCCGACGGTTATGGTGCTGCTCACGGTTCACCTGGTACTAACCCAGAAGCTCTTGGTAATGCTGGCGGATCCGGCACCGCATATGGTGTTGGAACCGGTATGGATACCGAAGATGCTGAGGATCTCGGTGCTGGCGTAACTTTCAAGCAGATGGGCTTCTCGATCGAGAAGGTCGCTGTTACTGCAAAGTCCAGAGCACTGAAAGCCGAGTATTCACTCGAGCTCGCACAAGACCTCAAGGCAATCCATGGTCTGAATGCAGAAGCAGAACTCGCCAACATTCTCTCCACTGAGATTCTGGCTGAGATCAACCGCGAAGTCATCAGAACCATCTACAAGGTTGCACGTCCTGGTGCTCAAGCAAACGTCGCTAACCCTGGCGCATTCGACCTCGACGTTGACTCCAACGGTCGCTGGAGTGTTGAGAAGTTCAAGGGTCTCCTGTTCCAAATCGAGCGCGAAGCAAACGCTATCGCCCAAGAGACTCGTAGAGGAAAGGGCAACATGATTCTGTGTTCCGCAGACGTTGCTTCCGCACTCACCATGGCAGGCGTACTTGATTACACTCCTGCACTCAACGCTAACCTGAACGTTGATGACACCGGTAACACCTTCGCTGGTGTACTTGCTGGTAAGTATCGCGTATACATCGATCCTTATTCTGCAAACGCAGTTAACACCGATGGCGTAAATCAGTACTTCGTTACTGGTTATAAGGGTACTTCACCTTATGACGCTGGTCTGTTCTATTGCCCATACGTTCCTCTTCAGATGGTTCGTGCCGTTGGCGAAAACACCTTCCAGCCTAAGATTGGCTTTAAGACCCGTTATGGTCTTGCTGCTAACCCATTCGCTCAAGGTAACGTTGACACCAACCCTGGTGCAATCAAGGTTAACTCCAACCGCTACTACAGAAGAACTCGCGTTCTCAACCTCATGTGATATCAGCCTTCGGGCATTCACGTTCTCCAGAGGGTCCTTCGGGACCCTCTTTTTTTATCTAAATATAAATAAACGCTTTGAACCATGAAACCAACACCTAGAGAAACTCAAGAAGCTCATGGGCACTATGAGAAAATTGTTGAGCATCTGATTACTGAAGGATATGCAGAAGATAAAGAATCTGCCGATAAGATTATTAGTGGAATGAGCGAGCAGTGGTTTAATATTATTATTGACTGATAATGACAAATGCATTTAGTGGGCAGATAGAGAATAGAAATTTTCTATCTCCTGTTGGATTTAAATTTATTCTGGGAAAATATCCGAAAGTAGATTTTTTCTCCAACTCTTCTAGAATACCAGAAATCAGTTTAGGAACTATCAATCAACCATCATACTTAAAGGATGTTGATGTTCCTGGAGATAAATTGTCTTATGGAGATTTATCATTGAGATTTTTGGTAGATGAAAATCTAGAAAATTACATGCTGATTCATAATTGGTTAAGAGGTCTTGGAAGTCCAGATTCTCTGAAAGAATTTGACGACTTACTAAAAGAAGGTGATGGGATTGAAGATTATTCAAAACAATTTAGTGATGGAAGTCTTCATATTTTGAATAGTAATTTTAGAACTTCTGCGATTGTCAAATTTAAAGATTTATTTCCAACATATTTGACATCTTTGGAATTTGAAGCAACAGAAACTGACATACAGTACTTTACAGCAGAGGTCACTTTCAAGTATACT